GTACTGAAGCAGATGGAGCGGCACGCCGTAGATTCGCGCGATGGCTTCCACGCCGTAGTGCATCGTCTCCACGAGTTGCAGGTCGCTGATCTTTGCGCCGAGTTGCAGATAGTCAGCGCCGCCAGTAAGCACGGCCACTCGCCACGCCTTGTCCACACCACCGTGTCGGCGACCGAAGCCAGTGCGGAGTGCCTCTGCCTGATCCTGCGTCAGTTCGCCTGGAACCTTGATCAGACCGCCGACGCTTGCGTTGTTCTCGTAAAACTTTGCGCTGAAGATTTGCGTCGCGCTTGCAAGTCCCAGCGTCACCTTGTGATGCTCGATCGGTGACAGCCCGCGATGATGCTCGCCAGTGGCGAACAGCGGGATGTGAATGATCTCTGCGGTTGTCAGCGTGATCGCGCCTTCGGTTGTCTCAATGTGATACATCGGCTCGCCGAACTCGCCGCTCCTGATCTCCACCTTCTGCGGATCAAGGACGCGGGTCTCAATCACATTGTCGGATGAGTCGCGCAGGCAAAGGATGAAGGCGTTGCCGTCTAGCAGCAGAGAAGTGACGACGCGATGCTTGAACTCAAAGGATGTGAAGTTCGGGTTGTTCGGGATCGGTGTGTCCATCCATCGCGGACGCGGACGGTAAGGTCGGCGCGTTCCGTCAATGCGGATGTAGGTGTCCCACGGAAGTCCAGCGATAGTGTCGGCGTAGAGTTTGACCGCGGCGTAGACCGCGCCAATGCTCGTGGCGTTCTCTTGGTTCACTAGCACGCCCGCTGCGCCGCTCTGTGCCTCCTGCGTGACCCACTGGCCGCCGATGAATCGTTCCTCTTGTGGCTGTTGGCGTCCGAGGACGCGATCAAGGATTCCCATTCGTCTCCCTACAACTCAATCCACTTGACCTCAGCCTTCGGCTTCGGCGCTGGTGCGTTGCCTAGTGTACCCGCTCGGCTGTGTGCCATCAACGCAGCGACAAGAAGGTCGATACGCTTCAGGCTGGTCTTGGATTCTTTCTTGACCATCAAGCCGTTGCGTGAATAGTACGGCGTGGCATTGCCTGCGTGTCGTGCCAGACTCGGATCGCCGTCGTGCTTCACTCTGCCGTTGACCACGGCATCGTAGAACGCAGCCGTGGCTGGCACCATCCGCGAAGGCGTCTGAGGGAACTCAACCACTGGCAGCCCCATCTGCTGCCACGCCTCCATCGAGCGCTGCCACCTGAATGGATCGCAGACGATCTCTCGGACGTTGTGCATCTTGCAGATGTCGAGCATCTTGGCTTCCACCTCCTCTACTGGCACTCGCCACGCGAGTTCGGCGTCTAGCGGTCGCTCCCAGTGTCCGAGGACGAAGAATGCCTTGTCTGCCACGCGGCACGCGACGATGGCAGTGGAGTCGTTGCTGAACGAGCCGTCAAAGCCGAGGACAATCTCGTCCTCCTTGTTCAGCGCGATCTGGTCATCCTTGCAGGCGTCCCACGTCCCAGTCGGCAAGAATGCGGTCGCACTGCTGACCCATTGGTTGAGGCGCTTCGTCCTGAACTCTGCCTCTGGTGTGCGCTTCTTGGCTGAGAGCAGGTCGTCAAGCGACAGGATCGCAGGCTCGCTGAGCAGCCCAGGGTTGGCTTCGCTCCACTTCGTCTCGTCAAGGTAGGCGTCGTCAGCGGCTTCCCACCACGCCATCCCCAGCGTCGGATCGTCGTTCTCTCCAGCGATGCGCCGCCGCGCCAACTGGTAGAGCGTGTAGGCGATGGAGTCCGAGCCAGTGGAGTCAGTGCGCGGTCCTGCTGTCGTGATGGCCACGAAGAGCGGCGAACGGCGTGCGCCCATAGACAACGAGAGGACGTCAAAGAGTTCACGAGACGGCCACGCTGCTAACTCGTCGGCAATGACCAACGAGGCGCTCAAGCCCTCCTTCGTGAATGCCTCCGAAGACAACGCCTTGTAGATCGTTCCAGTTCCCTTGAACTCCATCGCATCGCGGTAGACCTTGATCTGGGCGCCCAGTTCTGGACTCATCTCAACGGCTCGGCGTGCGTGGCTCATCACCAACTTCGCCTGATCGCGGTCGGCTGCGGCTGAGTAGATTTCGCCGCCTCGGTCGCCATAGAGTCCGAAGAAGAGCGGGAGGGTAGAGGCGAGCGCGGTCTTGCCGTTCTTGCGCGCGATGCCAGTCAGGAAGAACCGATGCGTGAAGGTCTCGTCTTCCTTGCGTGCCAGCATCCTCCGAAGGAGGCGACGCTGCCAGATTCGGAACTGGAGCGGCTCACCAGAGGCGCCAGCGATTGAGTCTTTGGCAATGGGTACAAGGTCCTCGGCGAAGTCGGCAACGATGTCGCCCAGGCTGCGGCTGAGGTCAGCCGAAGCGACAGGGGTCAGCCAGCGCGGTGGCCACCCTTCTGTTGCATCCGATCTCGGTACTTGTCGATCTTGGACTGGCTCTCCACCATTGCGATGCCCAACTTGGCTCGGTCGGCTGGAGTCAGTCCGAGGTGATTCATCCACTTGCGAATACTCTCCTCTGCGCTTGTCCTCATCCCCGCCGCTGGGTGAGCGTAAGCATAGCCCTTGTCCGTGTAGAGGACTGGACCATCGGTTGAGAGCCGAGCCTCCAGACCTGCGAGGAACTCAATGTCCTTGACCAGCATCGTCAGCGCGTCTCGGTCAGAGACGGCGATCCAGGAGCCTGCGTATTCCACGATGCGGTGCCAAGCCTCGGTTGCGATCGGTCCCAAACCGTCTGGCACGCCCAGTTCGGACGCACGCGGCAGACTATTTTCAAGCCGAACGACAACAGCACGAGACGGCTTCAGCGTCCCGCGCTTTGCTTTTATTTCGTTCGGAGTCTTGGCTGGTCCTGGCATAACGTCCCCCTACCCTAACTCACACCTGCGTGCGTAGCACTCGGCGCTGGGTACCGTACCCCCTCGTGAATCTAGATTATTGAACGCCCCCCGCATTGGGACAGGAGTTCTATTTGTTGCGAGATGCGCGGCGCTGTGCGCGGTTCGGCATCGGTGTTGCGCTCGGCTTCTTGCGAGCGGTCATCAACTCGATGAGCGGCTTCCAGTCAGCGGCGTAGACCTTCACCTGGTCGTAGCGTTCCATCGCAGCGGAGACCGCCCCCCTGTCTACCCGCCCTCCCTTCGTCTCTTCGTAAACTTCCTGCAGCGCCGTGGCGATAGCAGGCACGTTCGGGATTGCGAAGAAGGAAGTCTGGAACTCATCCCACACGCGCTGCACTGGGACTGCCTTGCAGTGCGGCCCAATCAACTCAGGCTGCGCGCTAAAGTCAGAGACGATCACTGGCGTGCCGCAGGCTTGGCTCTCCACCGCAGGGATGCCGAAGCCTTCGCCCATCGAGGTGAGCAGTTGCACGTCAGCCGCTGAATACATTTGCGCGATGGCGTCCTGCGGGATGCCGTTGCGGAAGTGGACTGGATGTGGATAGCGAACGCGCTGTTGGTCAATGCCAAGCGTGCTTACCAAGCGCGGGATGTTCACGCCTTCGCTGTGTCCGTTCGGCTCCGTGTGGATCATCCAGTAGACGTCAAGTCGGTCGCGCATAAAGGTTGCCATTGAGTCAGCCATCTCACCGAACGCCTTGCGGACTGGGATGCGTCCACGGTTGGCTGCGTTCGTCACGACGAGGAAGGCGTCCTCTGGAATGCCCATTGCGGTGCGCGCGCCCTTCCCTCGGTCGTAGAAGACAGCGCGGTCAATGGCGTGCGGGATGTAGGTCAGTTCCTCTCTTGGGATGCCAGCCTTCAGGAGTCTGTCCTCACCGAAGCGGCTCATTGCGATGACGTGGTGCTTGCCTTCTAGTGCAAACTTGGTGACGCCAGGTGGCACTGGATCGTGGTCAATCGGTGTCCAGCAGGCGAGGTTCAGTTCCTTGAATGCCTCAACGCCGTTCAGCGGCCAGAGGTCAAAGAGGATCACGCCGAAGCCTGGCTGATCGCCAACCCACGCTTTGATGTTCTCAGGCGCTGCGTCAAGCGAATAGCGGATCAGTCCCTCTGGGAAGATCGGATGACCGTGCGCGCAGTTCATCATCACAGCGGCGCCGTGGTTGGCGCTGATTGCAACCTCGTGTCCGTCCTGAACCATCTGGTGAACGACCTGCGCGGTCTGCATCCCATAGCCCGAAGGGATGTGACAGGCGTTGGAATACCAAGCGATGCGGCTCATTGTCCTCTCCTCTGCTCCTACTTGTGCTTGGTCGCACGACCGTGGCACGTTCTGCATAGTACCCGAAGCCGATGCTCTGGCGCTAGTAGCGGACCGCCCTTGCTGATTGGGTCAAGGTGGTCCACGGTCAGGTCGCTGGTCTTGCCGCAGACTTCACACCACGGACGCTTGCTCCTGATCTGGCTGCTCAGTTTCTTCCAGGCTGGGTCAAGGTATGGGTTAGGTCTGCCTTCCTTCCATCGGCTTTGAGCGGCCGCTTGATGCGTCTGGCATCGGTTGCCCACCATCGTGAGCACGCCGCAGTCAAGGCAGGGTCGCTGGAAGGTCACGCCTTCGGGAACTCTGGGAGTGGCAGCCCAGGCGCGATGACCTTCGCCAAGTGATCCACCACGCGCTCAGTCGCATCTTCGTAGAGCGGGTCGTATACGGCCCACGCAATCTTGCCGAACGCTTCCTCCATTGCCTCAACGGTCTGATCGAGTCTGGCTGTCACGATGTGAAGCATCTCGTGGATCAGCACCTCGCGTTGAAGTTCTGGTGTTTGCTTCCAGAAGTCGTGGCTCACGCGCAGGTCGGCTGTCTCAGCCTGTGCGTGCGGGTTGATGTCAGCCCACGCCTCAAGGTCAGCGGCGTCACGAGCGACGGTGATCTTCCAGTATGTGACGTTCAGTGCAACCTGCAACTCGGCGACATAGCCTTCCAGCGCGTCGTATTTGTCGGGCTGGTGCTTGGCTGCCATCCGTCCTCCAGTCCTCAAGTTGGTCGCCTGGCGATGGGAGGACTCCACCGCCAGGCTTGAGCCGCGCAAGCGCGGCGTCCGCCTATCTTACGGCTTGCGCCACACGGTCACGTA